GACTTTACGAATCTTCAGTTTGAAGTTCGCACCATCCCACAAATTGAAAACATCAACTTCTGTTTCATCTTCAAATTCGGGATTGGACATTGAACTAATCTTGTCGAAGATTTTCTTCCCAAAACGGAAAAGGAAAACCTTTCCTTCGTTCTGAGGATTCGCCTTATCTTCAACAACATAAATGTTGGAAAAGTAAGTCAATCTACGTTTCTGTTTGCGAGCAATTTCCTTGTTCGCTTCGATTCCTGAGTTCCAGAGAACAGAATTGTACTCCGATAGGGGATCTTTTTGACCAATAGTGGTCAAAGAGTTTTCGATATACCAACCGCCTGGGCCCTGAAAACCATGATTGAAGACACGCACAAACGCTGTCTTATCATCATCTACTGCTGGAAGGAATCGAATGACAGCGTATCCACTGCCGGATTTGTCGAGTTCCGCTTTCCAGAAGCGCTCATCATCTCGACTAAAATTGTTTTGGGGTTTGTTGATCTTTTCAATTTCTGATTGAAGTTTTTCAAGATCGGTAGTTCGCCTCTTTTTGAGGTTTGCGAATGATGTTGCCATCTTATTCTCCTTGTTCTACGTGTTTCAGATTATCCACTTTATGCATAATGTAATTCTACTTGTTTTTTTAATATGTCTACATATTTCTGCTTATCCACATTCAAGAATGGTGCATACTTTAAACACATATTATACAAATCCGGCCAAATGACCGATTCCTCTATGTTCTCATTGAACTTAGAGGTAAAATGAAGTATCGAATCCATTATAATGAAGGATTCAATCGACACTTCCTCGCCAAATAAACGGCGAAGCACAGGGGGATGTTGACCATCCCGACAATTAAAAAGTAAATTAAACTCATCGCTTGAATCAAATAACGAGTCGATCTCATTTTCAAACACATACGGAAGGCCTTGGATTTTCGCTTTCCATGCGATATAAGTCTGGCGACCCTCTGGCGATGTGATGTTGCCCACCCAAAGATCATTAGTTTTAACGAAGTTTGAGACAAGAAATCTAGTGAGTTCATCTTCTTTATAAATTTTCGACAAACGCACAAAATGGTGTTTGTCTTTTCGTTTCTCAAAAGAAGTTTCGCTCGCACGAACTCTTCCATTAAACTTAAAATAATCGTATTCATCCCTATTGAAATGTTGTTTTAATGAAAGATATTTTTGGTACACTTCAAAAGGAGTCACTTGATATATCATATAGGAAGTTTAGATGTTTTGGGCATAAAATTCAATATCTCTGCCTCTTCCCTTAATTTATTTTTGGTTTTGATATTGATAAGTCCTGCAACCGTTTCTGATTCGAGACCTTTTTCATCTGCATGATAAAGCATTGCATCAAGGTAACTCATTCTGGTTCTTTCAACAATTTCATCAATTTCAGTATTATATTCTTCCGAAGAATAAAAATTTAGTAATTCTGACATTATCCCTTAATTATATCAAATTATGACAACATTGTCAAGTTAAATCATATCATTATTATTTTTTCCTATGACTTCTCCTTCTTTTTGTTCTGGATCATCCTTGTCTTTAAACCAATAATCTGTTGACTTGGCGAGGACTGCCACATAGGCTCCGACCATGATATTGATCAAATCTCTCGATTCGGTAGGCAATGAACCAAAAAACAACAACCATATTAAAAACAAAAAAGTGAAAACTATAATCATAGACAACGAAAATCGTGCCCACCAATTCAATTTTTTTCTTGTTTCGATTTTCTCATAACGTAATGCTTCCATCGGATTGCTCTCCCATAATTTTTCTTCTTGATCTTCAATCATTTCGGATGAAGTGTTGATTTTTCCATCGCCCAATCGTTGTTTGATTTTTTTATTCATTTTTCTTCTATTACCGTGACCCACTGCGGCCCATTTTTCTTATAGTAATACATACTGGTTTCAGTTTTTTCTTGCATTTTGAATAGAAACTTTTTACCTGCGTGGGAACCTTTTAATAAACGAGAAAAGAAATCTTTGAATTTATCTCCTATATCATCCACTGAAATACTACGTCCACCAACATCAAATTTATCTAAAACTTTACCTATTCCTGCATTACGATTAGTTCCGATCATTGCGAAAGAATTCTTATCTTTTACAATTACTGAATGTTGGTCATATTTTTTACCCAATTCGAGCATGTCTTTTCTTTTGATATTGGGGATGAACAGAGATTTCTCATTTACGAATCCATCTTCTTCTTGATATCCACCCTTTAATTCAATAAAACCAAAACCTTTTTCTCTGACCAATCCTTTAAGTTCATTATAACGACCCAAATTTTCTTTATCGGAAAATTCTTTTCTGAATGGTGATATTACACCAAAATTTTCTGTCTTGTTTATATGAGTCATGATCCTCGAAAGACTCGACTCTGCTATAAATGTTCTAAATGTCAACATGTTGTATTTTTCCGTGTATAGTATTGAAGGGGGTTGTTTCTGTTACTAGGCACAACCCCAAAAAAACCCTACAGTCTAATTATGCCGCTAGAGCAACCCTCGCAGGGGAATAGTCTGAATGATTAGCAGCGTTGAAATTTGCAGCTAGTTTGTGATGTTGGTCATCACCCATCCGTTCTCGCTGTTACTCTCACTAGCAATCGAATACCAAAACACCCCCAATTCGGTTATAGTTGGTGGAGGTGACCAGAGTCGAACTGGCGTCTTACTTAGTTACCCTACAGGTCATCAAACATCTCTAACTATTTAGTATTTATATAATAGTCAACCCCACCTATTCTATCAAAAAGGCAGATTTCCCCCTTTTTTGAAATGGTATGCCTCACACACTTCTTGTAATTCGTGAATATGATCCAGAGGATTGTAAACTCTCCAATCAATATGAATATCCGCATCTAACATGTGATTGTATTTTTTCGAGTCAAATCTGATCAGGGAACATATTACTATTTTTTTTGGAATCAATCCATACATTTCATATAACATAAAACTATACGCAGTTCCTTGTAATATATAAGATCGAAGATATTCTTCCTTTTTGAGATACGATGCAGTCTTCCAATCGATGATCGCAAGTTCACCTTCATAATCCGCAATCAAATCTGTTGTTCCTGCGATTCGGAGTGAGTCTGACCACATCATCAACTCAATCCCACGAATATTATCAATCTTTTTTTCGATTTGACTGGTTGCCAAATTGATTAATTCTTTGTGTTCGGGAAGAGTATTTTTATCGAAATAATTTTCATCTCCACGAATATATTTTTCAAGCACCCCATGAATTCGAGTTCCTCTCTTAGAAGCTTTAGTTGAAACTCTATTGGCAACTTCTGCTCCCACCTTAGACTTCCATTCTTCTATCCCTTTTTTACTGATAATCTCATAGAGAAGAGAGGTTATAGATGGATATGTTCCCTTTGCTGAATGATATTTTCTACCATCCACACCAGAATTATCTTGTTTTATTTGTTCTCTTCGATCTTCAAGTAAATCATAATTAAATTGTTTCATATATCAATGGGTATCTATTGTACTGTGAAGGTGTTTACTTTTTATATCTTTGAGTTTGTCTTTGAATCCATCATCTGGTTTTTTTCCTGCAAAGTGCCAGGGATCACCAATATATGGTTTCGCAAACACCATTTTAACTTTACCACCACAACCAGAAATCGGACATGGTTTTTTAGTGGGTTCGTTTCTTTGATCTATGGTCGAAGACTCTTCAAAACCTTCGTCACATTTTTCACAAACGTAGTCATAATGAGGCATTATAATATACTCCTTTTTTATGATTTTTCAATCAGATTACCATTTTCGTCAATAAAGTCACATGGGCCGACAATACAAGTCCAATTTCCCTTTCTCTCTATTGTTATTTTCTTTTTTGGTATTTCAACCTTTACTGTTCTTTTAGGTGTCCAAAAAGTTCTTTTTGGTTCCACAAAAGGAATTTCTACTATTACAGGTATCTTTTCATGTGTATGAAAAACTTTCCGTCTTTCGATTACACAATCTGGACACTCGCCAGTTTTCGTATCCACCCAACATCCAGACATTGCGTGACAGACCTCTTCTGTCACATATTCAACTCCTGCTAATGCGGATGAACTCAAAAACAGAACAAACCATAATATAAGTATTAAATTTTTCATATTTGTTCCTTTTTTATTGTTACATGTATATTATAACCTATTGGAACAGAAATGTCAAGTTGTTTACAAAGTTTTTTTTACTTCCATAAAAAATATGTCTATCAATTGAAACCAAAACCCTTTTTCTTTTACTCCAT